CACGTTTCCGGTGACGGTATCGGCGGTCGGTATTACAGGGACCGCGTTCACGCCAGGCCCGACCAACGTAGCGCAGCCGGCGATACCGGGTGAGATTAAGCGCATCAGCGCCATTTCAGGCGGCGCCGTGGCGTCGGATACGATCCATGTCACGGTTACCGACAATGGCACCGACACCTATAGCGTTCTTGGTTTGGGCGTCTATTTGGCTGACGGCACCTTGTTTGCTGTCTACGGTCAGTCGACGGCTATCCTGCAAAAGAGTTCTCAGGCAACGATGCTGCTTGCTGCCGACGTGCAGTTTGCCGACATCGCCGCTACTAGCCTGACGTTCGGCGACACGAATTTTCAGCTTAACCAGGCGACGACAAGCATCAAGGGCATCGTGCAGTTGGCGGCCGATTCTGATGCGATCGCAGCGGCGGATGCTTCGCTTGTCGTTACCCCGCATGCGCTGGGCGCCGCGCTTGATTCGCGTTTCGGCGCTGGTGCTCCTACGTCGTTCGTTAAGACGCTGCTTGCTGCGGCGACGGCCGTTGCATTCCGCGGCCTGCTGTCGCTCAAGACGGCCGCTCTATACGACACCGGTTCCGGCAATGGCTTAGACGCCGATACACTCGACGGTCAGCACGGCGCGTACTATGCGCCGCTTGCCAGTCCAGCGTTCACCGGCACACCGACAGTGCCGACTGCAGGCGCCGGTACGAACAACACGCAAGCGGCCAGTACCGCATTTGTTGTAAGCGCGCTTGTGCCCTATGCGCTGCTCGCAAGCCCTTCGCTCACCGGTACGCCGACCGTGCCGACAGCAGCGGCCGGAACGAATTCGACGCAGGCAGCAAGCACGGCGTTTGTTATCGCTGCCGTCAACTCGGTTATTAACGGTGCGCCCGGCGCGCTCGACACGCTCAAAGAGCTTGCCGATGCGATGAACGATGACCCGAATTTTGCGGCGACGATCACTAACAAGCTTGCGCTAAAAGCGCCGCTTGCATCGCCCGCATTTACTGGCACGGCAACATTTGCCGCTCGGCCGACATTCAACAACGCGACCCCATGGGATAGCGCAAACTTTACGCCGGGAAATTACCAGCCATTGCTGGGCTACACGGCAGTTCAGCAGGGCACCGGCACAGGTCAGCTGAGTAACGCTGTAAAAATCGGATGGAGTGGTTCGAAAGTCAAAGTCACTATTGACTCGACCGATATGGGCAACCTCGCGTTAGAAAGCTGGGTTAACTCGACCGCTCTGTTGCGCGGAGCGACAAGCCAAACGGCAGGGACGATTTTCGCATCTGGCGCGCCGCCGAATATGGGGAATATCAGCGGCAGCGGTAACGACCGCAATACCTCACTTCAGATCAGCAATGCATCGAACAACAGTGCTTCGGCAATGATGTCGTTCATTCGCGAAGGTGTATGCGGCGTTCACTTCGGGCTCGACACCGATAACGTGATGAAAATCGGCGGCTGGTCGTTTGGCACCACGACGGCTTACCGCATCATTCACGAAGGTATCGGCAACTGGAACTGTCCTGGCGCCATCACGGCGGCCGGCGGCTTTCAGGTATCAGATAAGCGGTTCAAGTACGGCATAGAGCGCCGTGCCGTTGACACCACGCTTGCCGGAAAGCTTTCACATAAATGGTCCGAGTGGTTTCGAATCAGTGATGACGGTTTCGACACTGGTTTGATCGCGCAGGACTTGCTAGCCGACGCGCCGCAATTCGTCAAAGTTCCCGAAGACCCCGAAGAGATGCTAGCCATCGACAAGGCAGGCGTAGCGCTTGAATGCGCGCTCTCGGCGGACATCCGCATTGAACGACTACTTTCCCGTATTGAAGCCTTGGAGGCTCGCGCAGCATGAGCACGAACGCACGCATTCGCACCATCGCAGACGGCATTACCGCCGAGATGATATCCGAGCAGACGCACCTGTTTTACGATCCGTCGACCGGTGGCGGTAGCGTGTCATTTCAAGCGCGTGAAAGTCTGTTTGTAAATAACGCTTATCAGCCATTGAACGGCGACTATGACGTGCTGCAGGTCAATATTTCAGACATCGTATCCCGGTGCTTTGGCACGGGAGCCGATCCTGTTACCGGCACCGACTTGTCGAAAGTATCGGCGGCTGGATTGTCGCTAATCATCAAGGCTGCGTATGACACGCTATACAACGAGCGTGCCGCTGCCATTGCAGCCGCTGCAGCGGCCTCGGCCGCTTCGGTATCGGGGCCGGCAGCAAGCTGATGTCTGGTTATCGCAATAACGCAGCTGTCGATGCAGACAGCCTCTATGATCCCGACATTGTCGGTGATGGACCGCAGGCAACAAACTATCGCCAGTCGAACGGTGCCGGCTTGAAATACGCCGCTGCGAGATATGGAACGCCTGGGCCAAGCATCGGTTATCGCAATAGTTCCGGTGGCGATATCGGGCCTCAATGGGCGGCGAAGGGCACGGCGGTCTATAGCCTGCCCATCAATGGCAAGCAATATAACGCGGGTGACGTTGCGGGTAATAAGCAAACGGCCCAAGCAAACATTTATTTCAATGTCTCGGCCGATGGTACTTATAACGTTACCGGTTACCGCGCACATGCCGCCACATCAGGTAATCCCGCCGCCGGGAGCACGGTAAACGCATCGGGTACATGGAACACGTTCGGACTGGCCGTCTCGGCTGTGCAAGTCGCCTTTAGTGGATCGTGGACGCTGCAGCAGTCGTCGGGAACAACCAGCGGGAGCTATGGCAGCGCATCTAACTGGCTCTCCTGCAGCGCGGCGCAGCAGGCTGGCTTCGGGCAGAGCGTAGGATTCCAAGGCGGTTCCAAAGATCAGAGCGGTGCACTCACCATTCAGTTCCGCAATGCCTCAACCGGACAGGTTTTGTCGACGACGACCATCACGCTTACCTGCAGTGTTGACGGCTCTGTCTAAGCGGAAATTGGGCTAGAGGGCGGCCCGCCAGAAAGTTCCGATGATTGACCTTGATTCAATCAATCATCGGAACTTTCAAACATGACAGACCAGTTTCTGCACGGCGTGCAGGTTATCGATGTAGACGACGGCGAGCGTTCGATTTCCGTCGCTTCGTCGAGTGTTATCGGCATCGTTGGCACGGCACCCGGCGCTGATCCTGTCGCGTTCCCGCTCAATGTCCCGGTGCTTGTCACCAGCTCGACGCTTGTCGCAAAGCTGACGGCAACGGTATCGGCGGCCCCTGGCACGCTGCCTGACGCGTTCGACTCCATTACCGACCAGTCGCAGCCGGCTGTCGTTGTCGTTCGTGTCGATGTCGGCGCTACTGATGCTGAAACACTGGCGAATGTCGTTGGCGGTATGGATGCCGTAACCGGCGCCTACCAAGGAACGCATGTGTTTCTTGGCGCCCAAAGCATTCTAGGCGTTAAGCCCCGCATTCTGATCGCGCCAGGATTCACGCACACGACTCCGGTCGCTGGCGGCGCCAATCCTGTCGTTGCTGAAATGGTCGGTATCGCGACCAAGTTGCGCGCAATCATCATCCAAGACGGCCCGAGCACGACCGATGCCGATGCGCTTTCGCTCGCAGCGGTTGGCGGCAGCAAGCGCATTTACTTGGTTGATCCGCAGACACAGAAAACCGATGCGAGCGGCAACGTTATCAATTCGTGGGGAAGTGCGGCGGCGGCCGGCGTGATTGCCTACGTCGACAACGCAAAGGGCTGGTGGTTCTCGCCGTCCAACAACGTCATCAACGGCATCATCGGAACCTCGCGACCCATCGACTTCGCGATGGGCGAACCGACCAGCCGCGCGAACCTGCTGAACGCTGGCAATGTCGCGACGATCATCCGTCTAAACGGCTTCCGCTTGTGGGGTAACCGCACCCTATCGGCCGATCCGAAGTGGACTTTCCTTTGCGTGGTTCGCACGGCCGACATCATCGCCGACAGCCTGCAGGACGCGCATTTGTGGGCCGTCGACCAGGGCATCACGAAAAACTATGTGGGCGAAGTTCAGGAGAACGTGAACGCGTTCATGCGCGGTCTGAAGACCAAGGGCGCCATCTTGGGCGGCAGCTGCTGGATCGACAAAGACCTGAACTCGGCGGCGCAGATCGCAGCCGGTGATATTTCGTGGGATTTCGATTTCACGCCTGTTTATCCGGCTGAAAAACTGACTTTCCGCAGTCACTTGGTCAACGACTACATCACGGAGATTTTCTAAAAAATGGCCGCTCGCGACGTACTAAAGAACCTAAACGCCTTCGTCAACGGCCAGTCATATGCGGGGCAGTTGGAGGAATACAACGCGCCTAAGCAGACTCTGAAGACAGAGGATTTCATGGGCGGCGGCATGTACTCGCCGCTTGAAATCACGATGGCAATGGAAAAGCTCGAAAGCGATTTTTCGCTGATCGCGTATGACGAGAACGTGCTGCTGCAGTTCGGCGTCGTCGAAGGGAATCAGGTTCCCTTCACTATTCGCGGTCACCTGGAAAGTTTCGACGGTTCCACTAGCGGCGTTGTGCACAACCTGCGCGGAAAGATCAAAGAAATCGACCGTGGCACATGGAAACCCGGCGAGAAAGCGAGTCTGAAAATCAGCATGGCGCTTGCCTACTACAAGGAAACCCGCGACGGCGTGGTGACCATGGAAATCGACGTCGAGAACATGATTTACATCGTCGGCGGCGTTGACCTGCTCGCCGCAGCGCGCGCAAACCTGGGCATCTGACGCGCGGCAAACAGAACGGCTGATCTACCTACCGGCGGCGAATTTACGCCGCCGGTT